ATGACAGGAGGAAACGGGAAAGTTGCTACAAAAGTGGAATTTCGGGTACAAATTTTGAACCTCGCTTTCAAAAAGTGAAACTCGGTAACAAAACGGGAACCTCGGTTTGCAATCAACCCTTATGAGAATCCTGTTTCTGGATTCTCATATTTTGGTTACGGCAAATGTTTCTTTTATTACAAATCCCCTTTTTTTAGCAGATTTCTGCCGATATTATATTTGAAGAAAATGATTATTAGCTGCACAAAGAGTATTGGCGGAAGGTGTTTTCACAGCGACTGCGCTATGCTTTGCAGGAGGGATGATTATGAACAATACAATAAATCCGGATTACAGGACGAGAGCCTGCCATGATATTATGAAAACATATGAGGCACAGAATAAGGCGAAGCCAGATAGCGCCTTTGTCAGAACTGTTCTGGAAAAAAGTATGGAGAGTGAAAATGTATCCCAGTCAGGAACCGCCGCAGACGTCTCGACGAGGGACATGACGATGGAAGAATACAAGCAGTATATTTATGATGAGATATCAGAAATGTATGTGCATCCATCGCAGGTGAATAATACAGTCTGTATCCATATCACAGACGCCGGATTCGAAGCGATGAAAAACGACCCGGAATATGAGAAATGGGTCTTGGGTATCATTCGGGACAATTTTTCCTTTAATAACCCTTGGGGATCTGTTTGCGGAGCTTCCTATTCAGTGGCGTATTTCGGCGCGACCAAAGAGGAGTATCGAGGATATTCATGGAGCAAAAGCTGTCAGAACAGCAAAAGCCGGTATGATAAATGTGCGGTGAACAGCTTCTGGGAAAGACGGAAGAAACGGAAAAAGCTGTTGAAGAAGCAGCAGGAGGAATGGCTGAATAAGAAGGCGAGGGAGAAAAGACGGATGCAGGAAAAGCTTTTGGAAAGCGCTGCTATTGAGCGAAAAGAAAAAGCAAGGCTGATGCAGCCGTGGAATGCCAAGCAGATGTCTTATGCAAGCGCCGCCTATGAAGCGAGCCTTACAGCTAAAATCATGAAAAACAGTATATTAAAAGGATAGGAATGAGAGTTTTGTTTGAAGGGAGAATGGCATGATTGGAATCATTGGAAGTCGATATGCTCCTTATGGGAATAGCTGCTTGCAGTCAAAAATGCAGAAGAGCGCTGCAGCGGGAAACCGGACGGTATGCTTAAACGTGCCGCTTCTGGAACCGATAAAGCTGTATGATTCGGGAGCAAAGAAGATTATCACGGAAGGAGATGATCTGCAAAATGACCTTTACCGCAACTCCGCTGTTGGGACGATCAGCGGGCTGGGAGTTATTTCCGGGCTGTTAAATTTAAGCTCATTGATTACCAACCGGAATACAGAGTCTTGTTTTGAGGGAAGTATAAGCAGTGATACTGACGTGGATTATTATCAGGTGAATACAATGACACAGACGGCGTTTGGACGTCCAGTCTACGTGACGCTGGAAACGCCGGAAGGAGAGGACGTCAATCTGACGCTCTATGATGCGGAAGGTAATCAGGTGGGAATGGCAGAGAAGAATGCGGATGGGACCAGCACTCTGGTTATACCATGCGACTGGTCAACATCTAACCGCTTTACAATGAAAATAGAAAAGGCGGATGGAAGCAGTGTCGGGGAACCTATAGCATATAGATTGAAATTCCGGGAAGGTGAGGTGAGCGAGGAATATCGAAAGGCTCTTCGGGAAGCAGATTATTCTGCGCCGCAGGAGGCTGACCCGGAGAAAAGGAAAAATCTTTCGGAAAGAATCGCACAGGTCAGAAATGATAGAAACGAGAAAGAAATGGATGCGCTTCATGACAGACAGTTTTCGGAGCTTCCGGAAGAAGAACGATATACGGGGAAAGAGAGTGTGGAGGAATTAATAGAGCGGAAACGGAAGGGAGAAATCCTGACGGGCGCGGAGGAGAAATATATTCGTATTTACGGGAATATGAAGGATATATCCGATGCAGAGAATACGCTTTGGAGCGAGGATTTACAAAAAGAATTTCAAGCAGCATGTGAAGAAGCCGGGATTGGGAAAGATTCGCAGATGCACATACGTCTGTCTGCAGACGGAGCGGTTGAGGTAACTGGTCTGACAGAAGAAGAGAATCAGAAAGCGGCGGAGATGATTCAGGAACGTTTTGTGGGGCAGCTTAAGAAGCTTTATTTGGTACATTCACCCACGGTGCAGAATATGACGAATCAAGAGTATCGGATTGCCATGTTTGCCGATGAATTGGAAGGTTTTTTGGCAAAAGCGTCGGGAGGAAGAAGCTCCTTGAAAAATGTCCATATCGTAAATACCAGTAACAGTAAGATGATCGTGAAGGAAAAGCTTGCTGGTCTTCCGCAGAATATTTCAGATTTGATTAACAATGCAGACGTAAATTCCGCTTACTATGACTATCAGAAAATGTTCTACGAGGTGCTGAATTATCGGGATGCCCACGGTGCGATTCCCTCTTTTGAGACGGAGCTGGACTGGAATGGGGAAGCGTTTTCGTATACATAAGAGAGGGATGCGGAAGTAAATTCGTGCAGAGTGAAGACAGAAGCCGAACGGTTATAAATTTATTACGGGAAAGGAACGATTCATTACAAAAGTAAAATTATTTTGATATTTATGCCGATAAATATATAAAAGGAGGAATTGCAATGAGAATTACGACACAGATGTTAAATGAAACTTCAAGAAGAACCGGAATTCCGGTTAACCAGACTTCACTTTTGGATATAATCAATAATGAAGATTCTGCTCTGGATCCGCTGTCAGGATCAAAGAAGAAATCAAATAATATATTTGGGATGGCGTCTCCTGTGGACCGTATGCAGAAGGATTCATACAAGAAATTGGAGAAATCTGCCGACAGCCTGAAAGAATGTGCTGCAAAGCTTGGAGAGGTGGGTGCAGATTCCCTGTTCCAGAAAGCAGAGAAGGAGCAGAGTACAGAAGCGCTCACTTCTGAAATTCAGAAGATGGTGGACGCTTATAACGATACGATGGAGCAGCTGAAAAAATCCGGCGGAGCCATGAATGGGTTTTACAAGGAGGAATTAGCAAGTCTTGTGGATGGCAATGCGGATGCGCTCAAAGCAGTGGGAATTACCAAGAACAAGGATGGCAGTCTGAAGGTGGATTCAAAGACGCTGAAGGAAGCGGATTTAGATAGTCTGAGAAAAGCGGTGGGAGATGGCTCCGACTTTACACAAAAAGTAAGTTATATCAGCAGCAGAGTGTCAGCGAATGCCTCTGCATATGCAGAAAGCCTTTCCAGTCAATACAACGCAAGCGGTTCACTTTATTCCGGTATGCCGGGAACGAATCATTATAATTTGTGGGGATAAATACTATGGAAATAGGAAGTTTATACAACACAACATCAGAGACAAATTCTGCGGTCGCACAAAGGGCGCAGATAGAGAAATGGCGGGAAACCCGAAGGACAAACAGGGAGGCAGGGAGAAACTCTGCTTCCGCTTCTATTGGCGGTTCCGATTCGCAGAGCAGCTTTGACAGCTATGTTGAGAGAATGGTATCACTTAGATATCGGAATGACTATGACCGCTACAGCAGCTCGCTGAATCCATACAGCACAGAAGACGGCAGTCTGTTGACTTCATATAACTACGGAAACAGTTATCGGAATCCGTGGTCATCTTATGGTTACGGGGACAGTTTTGAAAACTGTGTCAGCCTGATTGCAGATGCTCTGGAAGAAAAAAGCGGAACATCTGACGAGGAAAAGAACTCTTTTACTACGTATGATGCGGCAGGAAGAAAAACGACACTGTCACGGGAGAATGTTTTAGGAATCGGAAAAACATACGGCGCGGGTCAGGCGTTAGGGACAGCGTATTCAAATAGTTCCAAAAATCCGTTGAGCAGAATTTTGAAATTCTTTTTGAACCGAAGCAGCAGTTAACTTTTTGGATCAATGGGATATTAAGGAAGATTTTGTAAACATTTCTGTAGTATGAGCCGATATAATTTATAAGGGGAATTTCTAATACATAAACGCAGGTAAAAGGATTTACCGCATAATTTCAAGGAGGAATGACTATGAGTACAATATCACAGGCAGGCAGCAATGCAGTTGCAAATGGGATTGCTGCATCCAAAACAACGTCAAAGGCAACGGAGAAGACAAAGACCAACAATTATGGAAGAACCATTGGTTCGCCGGAGCTGAGTGAAAAGGCGCAGAAGTATTACGAGCAGCTAAAAAAGAAGTATTCAAATATGGATTTTATCCTTGTCAGCAAGGATCAGAAAGAAGCGGCTCAGGCACAGGCAGGAAAATACGCCAATGCTAACCGCATGGTAGTCCTGATCGATGAGGAAAAAATCGAGCGGATGGCAACGGATGAAAGCTATCGGAAACAGTATGAGGGAATCATCGGCAGTTCAGCGATAAAGTTGACACAGTTGAAACAAAGTCTCGGAAAGAATGCAAGTCATGTGAAAACATTCGGAATGCAGGTGAAGGATGGTGTTACATCCCTCTTTGCAGTTGTAGATAAGGCACAGGCAGCGCAGAAGAAACGGATTGAAAAGAATGCTGCTAAGCGCGCAGAAGAAAAGAAAGAGGCGCAGAAGACAGCGGAGGAGAAACGAGCCGAGAAGCGCAAAGCAGAGAAAGAAGGCAAGGCGGAAGCGCTGGAAGAGAGCGAATGGGATGATGAGAATCTGGTAACGGTTACGGCATCTTCCGTAGAGGAACTTCTTCGGAAAATAAATGATGTGATGTATGAAGGAATGAGTGACAATGTAAGGACCGAGGAAGAACTTAAGGTCGGACAGCATTTTGATATTTGGAGTTAGAAAAGCTGAGTGCATGGTTCCGTTAGATAATAGCGGTGTCATGCACCTTTTTTTATGAATTGCATATAGTAGAAAGAATCGTGCAAAAAGGATTATGATGCCATGTCAGGTCTTCATGCCATGCAAACCTTTGAGAAGGGGAAACTACAGATAAATGTACTTACGGCAGTAGGAGCGGAACCCATACCGGATGCAACGGTTACGATTTCCTATACCGGAAATCCAAGTCAGACGATAGGGGAAGTGAAAACAGACGAGTCCGGACAAACAGAGGTGCTGGAGCTAAACGCGCCCCCGCTGGAATTGAGTATGGAGCCTTCCGAGAGGCAGCCATATGCGGAATATACAATTGTGGTAACGGCGCCCGGTTACCGTCCGCTTGATATTTCAGGAATTGCGGTTTTGCCGGATGTAACAGCGGTTCAGCCGGTAAACTTAAGAAGTCATGATGTAGTGGGACCGGAAGAGGAGAATATTGTAATCAGCGCCAATACACTATATGGAAATTTTCCGCCCAAGATTCCGGAGGCTGAAATCAAACCGGTTTCAGAAACCGGAGAGATTGTTTTAAGCCGGGTCGTAGTTCCCGAATATGTAATTGTACATGACGGTGCGCCGACAGACAGTACCGCACCGGAGTATTATATCAGATACCGGGATTACATTAAAAATGTCGCTTCGAGCGAAATTTATGCTACATGGCCGGATGCGAGCCTGCGCGCCAACATTCTGGCAATTATGTCCTTTACGATGAATCGTGTATATACGGAGTGGTATGGGAATCACCACATATTCTGGGTTGTGGAATGAAGTCATTAAGGTTGATTTTGAAACGAATAACGACTTCTGTTTTCTTTACATCAATACGCTCTACGAGCTTATTTACCAGTACCCGCTTTGTTGCCACATCTGCATTTAGAAACACATCCTGCCATGTTGGAATCTTATTTTTAATATCTTCCCATTCGTTGATTGATACAGAAGTGCTTTTCAATTCCAGTTCCTTTAGGGTAACAACATCCTGTTGTTGCTGTGCCTGTTCTTTATGCTTTTTGATGATTGCTACCAGTTCTTCCAATGACAAAGGATAGTCACCAGTCATAGCATTTGGAATATTTTCTTCCATAATCCGAATCTTGTCCTGAATATTTTCAAGATTCTGTTTTTCCTTTTTTAATTCAGCTTGTTTCCGTTTCTTTTCTTGATTCTGATTGTTCTCAATCTCATTAAAAATACTTTCATTTTCCTGTAATTTCCCGATGTATTGTGCGATGGATTCAAATACAATCGGTTCAATCATGTCGGCTCGGATTTGCTTAGTCTTAACATGGGTTACCCCTTGCCATGCATTTTGGCATTTATATATCGCAATTTTGCTTGCTCTTTTTTCTCCTGTACCTTTTATCGTCCAATAGTTATATTTACTCCCATTTGTCATTTTACTTCCACAATATCCGCAATATAAAACATCAATTAAGGCTAACATACCATCATTCTTTCTAATCACATTCACATCCTTATGCTCTAATGCTTTTATGTATTTATCGCCCCGGCGTTTACGTCGTTCCTGTGTTTTATTCCATGTATCACCGTCGATAATCATAATACTTTCGTTTGCGTCAATAGAAGTAATCCAATTCTCACTGTCAAGCCTGTGATATTGTCCGTTGATTCGCTCCCTGCGTTTATAAGCTGTATGTCCGGCATAGATGGGATTCGTTAAAATGCTTGTGATAGTTCCACCTTTCCATGTGTCATTGGGGGCAAGGTTTTTATAGGTTTCATGCCTGTTCAAAACGCTGGCAATTTTGGAAGAACCGTACTCCTTATTGAGAGATAGGTCATAAATATAACTGACAACCTCTGCCTGTTCTGGAACAATAACAAGATGATGTAACGCCCGTCCGTGTTTACTGATTTCTCCTGATAACTCTAATTTGTAGCCATAAGGGGCTTTTCCACCCATGAATTTTCCTTTCTGCACTAACTTCTGGGCGGTATCTTTTACACGCATACCTGTATCAGCACTTTGTTTCTGGGCATTACCGTATCTCAAAGCTAACATCATTTGCCCCATTGTATCATCTGTTTCAGGAGAAATGCAGCCGTCTTTCACGGTGTAAATATCCACACCACATTTTTTCAGAGCCATTACATAGGCTCCGATTTCCCACATAAGTCTGCCAATTCTATCGTCTTTGTATGCCACCAAAATATCATATTCTTTTGCCTGTGCGTCCTGTAAGGCGTTTTGAAGTACATTTCTGTCTGCGACTGAATTTTTATATCCGCTGTTACTTCCCTCAAAGTATTCCTTTGAATCGAGTTGCCATTCTTCGTGTTTTTTTACATAGTCTTTTACAATTTCTCTTTGCACACTCAAATCACCGTCCGGCTCTAACTGCTGATTTGAACTAACGCGTAATAACATTCTCACTTTTTTCATAAGTCAATCGTCCTTTCTTTCTAACCAGCAGAGGGTTATCCCTCTGCTGACGTTATGAGATTTTTTGTAACTGTTCCCGTAAGACACTTGAAAGAATAGACTTTATTTCTTGATGTAAAATATCTGTCTGTTCTGGTTGTGTAGGGAACTCAAGCACAACCTTTATACCATTTATTACCTGTTCAATCTGTTGATAAGTAGTATCGGACATGAAAATCTCCGGACAAATGAATCTTATTATATGACTATTCCGTAAAATTTTGTCCCATGCAAAAGAGGTATTCCCTTTGGGGTGATATACACTTCCTTGATACGTTCTTAAATGGAATAATTTGATTGTGTCTTTCCAACTGCACCCGTAATCTTTTTTCATAATAACTATATCCTCGCATTCATAATCATGGTAAGTCCGCTTGCGCTCTGTATAAATTTCTGTAATTGAATCAGTCATGGTAACTTCTCCTTTCTTTGTGCATTGGGAAACAAAAAAAGCGGTGTAACATATATGAACCCCAATCAGCATAATCACTAATTGGAATTTATATTTGTTACACCGCCTGCACATACTTGGCACTGTCAGAAATTTCCTCTGAACTCGGTACTTCCTGCGATATATTTCCCCCACGACCGCCTTATCAGCACCAATATACTTGGAAATTAAGCATACCGGTTATGCTGTCCGTCGGCACTACTGTGAGAAAAGCACAATAATATTTTATTTTTTCCACATTATACCACATATCTTTTTCGCTGTCAATCGTATTTTCTTTTTTGTGAATATGTTACAAAAAGCATTGAAAAAATAAACAAAAGTTTGGTTAGCTATTCCAAACATGTATAAAGCCCTAAAAGCAGTGCTGTATTATGGGAATCTGTCAGAATCTCCCCTTTCAATTTCGGGGATGAATACGATTTCTGATGTCTGGGGATTACTGTATCCAAAAATCGTATTTATTGAAAACCACGCCAGTATTGGAAAAAGCCTGTTTTGAATACATTTGTCTACGATTTAGAATTGTACCGTATTCAAAATCGTATTCATTGAAAACCACGCCAGTATTGGAAAAAGTCTGTTTTGAATACGATTTTGGGGTGTCTACGATTTTTTTCAAACCTTTTACTCTCCAAAACACCATTTTTTAATTATTCACTTTCCAAAAATGCTAAAATATATTGATATATCAATATATTATTCATGAATAGTTAGAATTTATACAATTTAACTATTACAAATACCACACATACATAGAATGACCGTGCGGTAGGGCTTGTCGATACCGCACGGTCATTTCCCGGCGTTTTTGCACACTGCAAAGCGTCTTGCAAAATGTAATAGTTAGTGAATAATTAAAGTTCCTTTGTTTTAACTATTGCATTTTTGCCCCATTCTTGGTACAATGCTTATATAAGATAAGAAACGAGGTGAAAATATGGCTAAAAGATTGGCTGATTTAGGGATTGCACAAATTACACAAGATTTTTTACCCGAACACTGGAATTGGACAGATGACGAAAAGAAACAGCTTGGAAATATAGATGAAATGGGAAAAATTATCAAAACACGGTTAGAAAAAGCAGGATGTGAGATTCAGGAAATGTACGCTATTGAACATGATAAGGATGAAAAAAAATTATGGAATGAGTATAAACACGCTTATGAAATTGCATTCACGTCACACCATGCCCATTTTATTGTCAAATTCAAAAAAGGAAAGACACTCCCCAAAATTGCCAGTGCCATCGGCATTGGGGAATCTTATATTGAAAAGCCAAAGTCGGGGCGTTACGCCTATGACAATATGCTGTCTTATTTAATACATATCAAATACCCCCAGAAGTACCAGTATGCCCCCAGTTCCGTCCGGACAATCGCTGGTAAAGATTACATGGAGCATTACAGGGAACAGCGTGAAACATGGATGAGGGGAAGAGCCGAAAAAATTACCATGACCGCAAAGGGACTTCTCAACTTCTTAAAGGTCGGCATTTTGAGCGGTGAGATTGCTATTGAAGATATTTTTATGAATGAGGAATGGAAACTCACCTATGCTTTGCATAAAAAAATGTTGGACGAAGCATTTGAAACAAAACTTCTTGTAGCGAAAATGGAAAAAAATTTTAAAGAGTATGGAAATTGCCGGGGATATATCCTAAAAAAACACTCCTAAAAACAACAGGGACAAACAATTTAGGGACAGAAATAGATCCCAACATTCTGTTAAGTCCTATTTTTATTTTATCGTAACAGGGATGTGGGGGCAGTATTCCAGTCCCCCATATGCTCACATAAAAAATATTAAAGGATAACCCTTCTCAAAGGGTTATCCTTTATTTGCTTTACTTACGAACACCGCATTTTTTACAGTATTCGTAATCACATTTTGTGATTGTTTTAGAGATTGTGGTACCAGACCAGCTACCATGACCGTATTCACGATTTAGTCCAGCTGCGACACGATGGGCTTCCCATTCGTCACCCGTTTCAAATATTTGACCACAGGCACATTGGAATGCGTCATATGTCACAGTTTCTTCCACATAATGTTTTACCCATTTGTGCTGACATGTTACAGGTTTTTTCGTAACAGGTTTTCTTGTGTCTTTCACCGTCACCTTACAGCGCAACGTCTTACTGCCTTTCACTTTTACTGTGATGACAGCACTGCCTTTCTTCTTTGCAGTCACTTTGCCTTTCGCAGACACCGTTGCCACTTTCTTATTAGAAGAAGTCCATTTCACTTTCTTCCCGGCAGTGTTCTTTACTTTCAACTGAACAGTCGGCTTGGTCTTTTTCTTTGTGATAGTCAAAGTCACTTTGGACTTGTTCAACTTCGGTGCTTTCTTCGTAGCCGCCTCGGCAGTCACAGGCATAGCCAGTGTTAATGTAAGTGCGATAACAACGATAGTTGCGATTGATTTTCTGATGATGTTCTTCATAATGAATCCCCTTTCTTTGGTATATGCTAAATATTCATTTTTATGAAAAAATTCGTCATTTTTCGACATATGTTAGCTTAATTAAAAATTATACTCTCTTTTATCAGTTTTGTCCATTTCAAAATCAGCTCCTTTCTTTTTTACTTTTGCACCCGCTCCCTTAATTATAGCCTAACGCAATAGATACAGAATAAGTGAAAAGAGATACAGAACCGGGGGCAATAATTCCCCACCGCAGAGGTGGGGAAAAGCAAGGGTCAAGGGAGTGCAACTCCTTGCAAAATTATCGAAATTTATTTCGATGTATTTTGCTACAGCGAACGGAACGAGATACTTTTTTCGGGAAAGAAATAACCTACCGCCATAGACAGCACAACCTGGCAAAAGCCAGAAAATAACCGGACATAAAAATACAGAAAAAAATTTCAAAGAATACTTGACAAGGCATTGCATTCTGAAGTTTTTCGATTATCATTAAAGTATGATAATAAGAAATGAGGTGGTTAAAATTGGTTATTTATCATTTGACGCCAGTGTAAAAATTCATTATTCCGGAAAATACACAAGCACAAAAACAAATAAATCTGGAAATATGGGGATTGCCGGATATATCCGGCATATTGACAGGAGTACAGACAAAATGAATGGCTGTGAGGTACAGCATAGCAACCCTGATATAAATTCTGACCTCACATTAGAAAACGAATCTTATTATAAAGATTCTAACGGGGAATGGCAGAGAACAAGCCACTCTAAAGATATGGTAAATGCAATTAACAGACGTATTGAATACGCAAAAGAGCATGGGGCAAGGATTTCCACAAAAGGAAAAAATGATACAGTTATTGTCCGTCCGCTTGTCCTGCAAATGGGTAACGATTCAATTACAGGACATGAAAATACATGGATGTGGGATTTAATTGGGATTCTTGAAGAAGAATTTGGGAAAAACGTCACTGGTTTTTCAATCCATAAAGACGAAACAAACCCACATATCCACGTTTCATTCGTGCCTTGTTATGAATCCGAAAAAGACGGTGAAGTGAAATGTTCTATTTCACAAACTAAGTTCTTCAAAAACCCGAAACAATTAGCCGGGTTACATAGGAAATTCCGTAAAGCCTTGATAGATAAAGGCTATGACATTGAATCAGAAAACAAGCCGATTGAGGAACAGCTTGCCGGGTATTATGATAAAAACGGTGAGTGGTACCAACAAGGCTTAACCATAAACCGATTGAAAGAGTTGACTGATAGAGAATTAAAATTAAGATTGGAGGAACTCAAAATGAGCATTAAAAGAAATGATTTGGAAAAATTGGAAATGGCTGTTGCCGATATTATGGCGACTTCAAAAGTAGAGCAGGATAAAATTAAAAAAGAACGTGAAATTTTATCTGCACAGCAAAACGCCCTTGAAAACGACAGGGCAACCGTACAGGCGCAATCAAAGGCTCTCAAGGTCAGGGAAATGAATGTACGGAAAAGGGAACTGGAAGTAGCGGAACTGCTTGAAAAAATCCAGTCCACTGCTGAAACCTGCAATCAGATTCTTTCAGAAGAAAAACACTTGGACACTAAATTTTTAGAGTTCTTAGACCGTGAGGGCAGACGGAATGGCAAGGAATACCGCAAGCCTTTTGAATATTGGTATAAAAAGTTCTTGAATGAACGTAAAAAGAAACATTCAGACTGGTGGAATGATATGTTAGAGCGTTCATGGATGAACGATACCGACGATTTTGATGACGAAAATACCGGCTATGATTTTTCAGCATAAGTCGTTAAGAACAAGCATGGTCTGCGATACGGAGTATCGCAGATCATGCTTGTTTATGTTTATGGAAGGCTCTTTCCCCTCAAAATACATACTTCATAACGTCTTGGATAATAGCACCGTAACTGTCGCCCTCAATATTGACTTTCCTCGTCCCATTGCCTTTAAAGGTAATCAATGCGTGGCTATCATCCATAAGGGACAGACCGATAATGTCAAGGTTTGCAGATACAAGCGTTAATTCAAAAACCTTTATAAATTCTGTTTTGCTCATAGTCCCCCACATCCTTTCTTAGCCGATTGCGTACTGCTTGGATTTGCTGTTGACTTTCTTAGAACCGTACTTCTGCCGGATTTCCTCAAGAGAAACCTCGCCTTTGTGATAGCGTACATAATCCCCATAGTGCCAGCACCAGCATTTCTTTTTCGGCGCATACTTGAAACCGACATTCTTTAATAACTCCCTATACTCATACCCACTGTGTACCCATATCCATGAACCTATGATTTCTACATCAGAATTGATATGGATAATCTTGTTTATAACGCTCTTAAAAGCGTCATTTTCAGCCTGATAGTCATAGTTGGTACTTTCCTTGTCTGTCTGCTTTTCCTCGCTTAAAATGGAAAATAAGCGGTCGTATTCAGCGTTAATTTCCTGTGTAATTTCCACGCTACCGCCCTCATTATCTGGATGATATTTCTTTAATAACTCTCTGTACCTTTGACGTAATTCCTCTATTGTCTTAATCCCTGTAAAGTATTTCATAAGCCTGTACTCCTTTTTTAAAAAAGCACCCGACTATTAAATTCACAGCTTAGAAAAGGGCATAAAAAATGGACTACCCGACTATAAATCGGGTAATCCGTATTTTTTAGGAGCAAGGCTCAAAAAGTTATTTATTTGTATGCTAAATCATACCCTTTTTTACCATGTAGATTGATGATTAACTCGTTAAAAATCAGCGAACGAAAGACCTGAATATATGGTGATTTCGGTGTATAGGAATCAGGGGTATAATTTTACGATTACATCTTCAACAGCTTATGATCATAAGTTCGTATATGGAAGAAACATTTACTCCAATATCTCACAAATTGTAGATGAAATGTTTAACAACTATCTATCCAGACCGGGGGTACGCCAGCCGATTTTGACCCAGTATTGCGATGGGGAGAAGGTGACTTGTCCAAATTGGATGACCAAATAGTAATAGCGTATGTAGTACAGAAACCCCGCTAAATAAGCGGGGTTTCTGTGTTTGACAGATAAAAATAAAAGTCTAGCCGACCGGTATCACGGTCGAATACAATCTTTTCTAAGACACTTTTTGCAGCTTCATTACGGATTGGCATAGGAAGAGTATCATCCTGTATTATTCCATACACATTTTCAATTTTATCCAACATCAGTTTTCGGGCATTTGATTTTGTAATCTTCTTTTTCTCGGAGAGGGCATCTAATTGTTTCTGAATAGTATTGCGCTCATCGGAAAGGATGCGTTTATTCTCACGGTATTCCTCTATGGTGTCAATCCCGTCCCGGTACGCTTGCTTGATTCGGTTTTCTTTTTTGTCAATATCTGACAGGCGTTTCATAAGAAGAGAATCATCTGCAGTACTGTCGCTGGGTTTTAATACCCGGAAATTTACAATGCCGCTGGTAATCACATGTTCAAAGCCTTCTAATATCTGAGGGACGAGGCGTTTTTCTGAAATCTGATGGGATACCTGACACTTCCCTTTCATGAACCCGTAACATTGGAAATTGATGTATTGTCGCCCGTAACGTCTATCTGTATGGACGGACGTGGAAAGTGTCCGACCGCATGAGGAACATTTCACAATTCCAGATAACCAATGCCGGCATGTGGATGCCGGACGCTGTTTTTTCGGACGGTATTCTGCTAAACAGCGCATTTGAGCTTTTTGGAACTGTTCAGGAGAAATGATTGCTTCATGCTGTCCGTCTGCAATAATCCATTCAGACGTTTCTTTTATGGTATTGTCTGCGTTGTGATGGCGGTTCCAGACGGTTTTCCCTGTGTAGCATTCGTTCTTAAGGATATATTCAACACTGCGCCGCTCAAAGGGCTTTTTCCGGGAGGTCTGATAGCCGAGCGTATTCAGGTGCTTTGCGATATCGAACATGCCCTTCCCTTCGTTCGTGTAAAGGTCAAATATCATTCGTACAATAGCCGCCTCTTCCGGTACGATAACGGGAGCTTCCCCGTGATGCTCTATGCGGTATCCTAGCGGTGGGCGCGCTTGGTATTTGCCGCGCATGGCGTTTTCGCTCATGCCCCGGAAAACTTCGCCGGACAGCCGGATGGAATAATATTCGTCCATCCATTCAATGATTCGCTCAATAAGTGAGCCAAAAGGTCCGTCAACCATTGGCTCTGATATACTGATTACATCAACATGATCCCTTTTTAACATGGATTTATAGACAATGGATTCTTCCTGATTGCGTGCAAAGCGGCTGAATTTCCAGACCAGGATAACGTCAAAGGGATGTTCCTTGCTTTTGGCGTGGGCTATCATATCCTGAAATTGGGGGCGCTTATCGGCTTTCCTTCCGCTAATCCCGTCCTCTTCGTAGATATGGGCATTTGATATAAGGATGTTGTTGTTTGCGGCGTACTCCAACAAGAGGCGCCTTTGCGCATCCGGTGAAAGCTCTTCCTGACTGTGGGTGGAGACGCGGATATATAGGGCGCCGGTACGCGTGTGGTTTGTGATTTCTGGCATGGTTGCTGCCTCCTTTTTGTAAATTCTTATGTGAATGGTTAATTTTGCTTTTTTCTTGTCCATAGAAGAGCATATGTGGTATAATTCTATCGTTACCGCCCCGATACTGGCAACAGGAAGGGGGTGTTTCCTATATGCAGCTAGTTCTATCTTTTGTTGTCGCTGTTGCGGCTGGCGTGGTTTGCCACTACGTCATCAAGTGGTTAGACGGCGACGAATAAACAGCCGGTAACTAGCCCAGACGGTTGACTTCTCCGTAAAAGAAGAAGAACCCCCGAAAGTATTGACGGTACTTCCGGGGGTTCGTTCTTTTGTGTTCCCTATACGGGTTCTATCTTTTTGTCTGCTGACATTATAGCATATGCCAATTCGATTTGCAATATCCCCCAAAGCATTTTGTTTTATAGTTTGCGAGAAATGGCATAAATTTGGAAATATTAACAGCAATTTCATAATGAAAAAGTTATGCAGTTGCAATATGATAATATCATGAAAGCACAAAAAGTAAAACTGAACATTTGGCAGATACGAACAGGCAAAGCAATCGGCATACCGGAGCTTGCGGAAAGAACCGGCATAGGGAAAAGCTCACTTTATAATTATGAAAACAACAAGACTTCTCCGCCGTTGGAAGCTCTTTATAAAATTGCTGTTGCGCTTGATGTGCCAATGCATGAGTTGTATTATATTGCTGAAAAAGTATAAACTCCCCCTATATTAGACTATTGGGAGAGCCGTTTGGTTCCCGTAAAAATAAATTTCCAGTATACTGGAAAAATTTTTAAATCGGTGGAAATTTCTGGGAAGTGTGCTTATAATGTAATAAAAACACACTAAGGAAAGGGGCGGGGATTGTGGGAAATTACACCAAAGAGAAAATAAAAGAGTATCTCGACAAAGTAGATGATGCAGACATTCTTTTTTTGAAGCAAATACTTACAATCATTAAACGGCATGTGTTAAAAACCGGAAGGCGTTAAGCCTTCCGGTTTTTCATGTTATTTAGACACATGTTTCCAAATTCACGCAGCACCTTTCTGGAATCTGGCGAGAGTTGCTCATATGTACGTACAAGTTCAAGCACCAATTGGTGAAATTCGTCGTCAGGTTCTTCGAGTAGGTTAGATACGAGGGCAGCAGTATCATCTTCTGGGATGATGAACATGTCTCCTTCGCCCGTTCGAAGCCACTCTTCGTTAACGCTAAATTCTCGACAAATAGAGAGTATAACCGCATCTGTTGGTTTCCTTAAGCCTGTTTCGTAATTCGTTACGGTGTTTCCCTTTACACCTATCTTTTCTCCGAATTCGACTTGCGTTAACCCCTTCTCTTTTCTTATCTGTTTAATTCGATTTTTCAATATCCACCCTCCTTCCTGTGATAAATATAACAAAAAAAACTCACAAAGTCAATAATTATACTTGTATTTGATGTTTCGATGTGATATTATGAACTCACAAAGAGAGATAAAGAGGTGAAAAAAACGAAAAACAAGAGATTGTATAACATTTGGTCTTGCATGAAGCAAAGGTGCAACAATCCAAATCACACAGCGGCAAGCTGGTATCACGATAAAGGGATAAGGGTTTGCGAAGAATGGAAAGATTTTTATTGTTTTCAAAAATGGGCATTAGAAAACGGTTACAAAGAAACGCTCTGTATTGACAGAATTGATTCTGACAAAGGTTACGAGCCGTCAAATTGCCAGTGGATAAGTATGGATGACAACAGAAGAAAAGCACTGGAAGAAGGGCGAAAGAGCAACGGAAGGAAAAACACAGCAAAGCATGGGATATTTATGGTAGTTAAAGTGACCCGTGGAAGAACATCTGCAGGTCGGCTAGCATTAGTGATAAAAACAGGACTATCAAAACATGATTCCCTTGTTCTGGCAGAATCTTTTGAAAAAGAAAAGAAAAGCTCTAAATTTGATTATTACAGCAGAGTGACAGACAAAAATAAAGAAGGTGACATTGTGTTTTGGGAAGATTTAAAGCATTATGCCAGAAAAGGCAAGCGGCAAGGAACCGAGGAAGAAAGGAGGTAGAAATATGGCAAAGGAAGAGATAGGGGACAGACCAGAAGCAGAAGAGATCAAAGAGTTAATCAACATTGTAAAACAACTAAACCCAATGAGCCTTGCACTGATGCAGAACAGCGCAAATATTCTTTTGATGAGGGATAAGTTGGAGGAACAGGCGAGCGAGAACCCTAAGCAGACAGCGTAAGCGGTGGCAGCAGTAAGAAAGAGAGGTGTGGAAGATAGTGTCAGGAGATTTTGATGAAAAACAACATAGAGAGAGGATAGAGATAGAAGTAAATCTTATTGGATCGTTTGAGACATTGTGGGTAAGATTGCCAGAAGTTCTGAATATAGCAGAGGAAAAAACCCGAGGATTCCCGCATGTGAAAGTAACTATCACATGCAGGGAATAGAATTATTCAAGCTCAATTTCAAAACTGCCAATTGTGGAAGAGTCAATTGAGAAATTTCCTCTGTCTGATAACAATTGTAATATCGAGGAAAAGCTGATGATCAATTCAAAAGATTGACGGTTACGCACGCATATTTTGCAAAGCCATGCAAGATGTACAAGCGATTATTCATATAGATGAAGAGAAGGGAGCGTGATATTATGGCATATCCGCCGCTAGAAAATCATTACTACATCCATATCGGAGATAAATATGTGGACTTTGACACATTGACGGAGGAACAGCAGAAAAAGATATCGCAGGCTTTGAATGAGCAGGCGGCAAGGACTATAGTGCTTCCATTAGAAGAAGAGACCGTGTAAGCGGTCTGGAGGACAAGCCTATGATAATCGGGGCATTATGGAAAGGCTGAAATTTATGGATAAGGAGTATCGGGAAGCAGATCCAGAACTTTTAGAACATATAAAAGGCAATGCATGGAGCATTGAATGTATGGAAGGGCATGAAGCCGAAGGGCGTTCAGTAACTTACATTGGTAGCGAGATCAGCGGGCATCTGGATAACGACTGCCGAAAAGGGCGGCGGATATACGACTATTATCAAGACAGCGAAGGGGCGTATTGGTACGGGAACCGGGCATTGCTGCCAAGCGGCGAAATCGTAAGCATGGAATTTTATATTTTCGGAAGGGAGATAAAGAGAAAAGCGCAATATGTGCAAAAAAAATAACAGAAAAATAGCCGTTGCGTTGGCAGCGCAGCGGCTAAAATTTTAATGCAAATGCAATAAATCAACCTAAAAAAATTATACCATTTATTGCGTTTGCCGTCAAGCCAAAACCCGGAAAATAAGCCGGTTTTAGGCTTGTTCAAACTATTAACTTTAGGCTTATATTACAGAAAAGGCATAACGCAGAAGAAGGTGTGATTGACTTGGGATATTTTAAGACATCCGTAGAAGCAGGGGCAACGATTGAGGTAACAAAAAGTTATACAAAGCGGGTAGGGGTAAAGGTTCGGGGGAAGAAAGAAAAACCATCAGCGGAGGAAATAGAAAAGGTTAATCAGATGAACGCAGAGAGAACCCTCCGGCTAAAGATAAATAACAATTTCGGGACAGATGATCCGTTTATTACGCTGACATACCGGAAGGACGAAAGACCGGAACCGAAAAAGGCAAAAAAAAATATTAAAAAGCTGATAGACGGATTGCGGAAAGAGTTTAAGAAGGTGGGGGTGGATCTGAAATGGGTATGTGTGACAGAGTACCTAAACAAAGCAATACATCATCACTTATTGATTAACCATATTGAGGGGCAAGATGTTTGTAAATGGGTACGCAGGTTGTGGAAGTTTGGCAGACCGGATTTTAAATATTTGGACGATACCGGACAATATAAAGATCTTGCGGCGTATCTGATAAAAGAAACATCAAAGACATACAAGGCAAAGGACGGAGCGAAAAAGCAAAGGTACAGTTGCAGCCGTAATCTGGTAATGCCGACACCGAAAACCGAGATCATCAAAAAGGCGAAAAAGTGGTTGCCGGATCCGAAACCGATAAAAGGCTATTACATAGACAAAGACACCATATATAACGGCGTGGATCCATTTACCGGGAGGGCGTATCAGAAATATACAATGGTGCGCATCTCTGGAAGCGGCGGTTAGATAGCAGATAACTCACAAAGGACAAGCCGACCAGTATTTACTGGACGAAATGGCAGTTTGAAAGAAGGTGGATAAGTTGGAAGTGGGTATATATGTAAAGAGCCGTTTCAGAGGGAATCCAAGAGGCGAGGGAGAAGCGGCAGCGGTAATTGAGTACATAGACGGAGCCGGAAAAAGCCACATAAGGAAACAGCAGATCCAGATCACGCATGACACGAAAAACGCTTTAAGCCTCAAAATCTGCATAGCGGCGATGCGGATTTTATTAAAACCATGCAATATCACAATTTACATAGATTGCGATTACATGGAGAACGCCTGCAGGCTTGGGTGGTTGGAGAAATGGCGGCAGGGCGGTTGGAAGAAAGCAAACGGAAAGCCGCCCGCAAACGTGGAGGACTGGAAACAATTCTTTATGCTGACACAGATCCACACCGTAACATTTGCAGAGTATGACAGCCGACACGATGAAGATTTAGAAAGGACTTTAGAAAATGAAATACATGGGAAGTAAAGCCAAGATAACAAAATTCATAGTGCCGATCATTCAACAAAAGATTGAGGAAAGCGGCAGCAGGACATATTTAGAACCGTTTGCGGGCGGGTGCAATGTGATAGACAAAGTAAACGCAAAATACCGCGTTGCATCGGACAAAAACGAGTATTTGATCGCATTATTCAAATATTTGCAAGTAGGGGGGGGGAGTTGCCGGAAAAGGTAACAAGGGAAGAATACAACGCGGTAAGGGAAGATTACAACGCCGCAGGCGGTAAATTCCCGCAATGGTACATAGGGGCGGTTGGTTTCCTTGCATCATACAACGGTAGATTTTTTGACGGCGGTTATGCCGGATATGGAAAAGATAAAGGCAGGGTAAGGGATTATTACCAAGAAAGCCGCAACAATATTTTACAGCAGATGCAGCAGGGCGGCGTGTTCGGCATCGACTTTAGATCCGGAGATTATAGGGAGTATGCGCCGGAAGGTTGCGTGATATATTGCGATCCGCCCTATGAGGGTACAAAGAGATACGGAAACGCGCGGCAGTTTGATTATAGCGAGTTTTGGCAGCTTATGAGGGAATGGAGCCGCAACAATATAGTTTTTGTTTCGGAGTTAAGCGCACCGGACGATTTTATAACAATTTGGGAAAAGGAGGTAGATCGCAGCATGAAAGCAAAAGAGCATTTCAGAGCGACAGAAAAATTATTTATGTGGGGGGGGGGGTAGCAGTCAATGATTAAGCGAGGCGACATTTACTATATCCGAGATACCCGACAAAGCACCGGCAGCGAGCAGAGGGCAGACCGCCCTGCGGTTATCGTATCTAACAATACAAATAACAAGCACAGCAACGTATTTGAAGTTGTCTATATGACAACGCAGCCCAAAACAGACCTGCCAACGCATTTTATCATTACATCAGCGTTAAGACCGTCAACCGTATTATGCGAGCAGATAAGCAGCGTATACGAGGAGAGGATCGGGGAATGGATTGGAACCCTGACACCGGAAGAAATGAAAGCATTGGATCAGTGTTTGAAAGTTTCCATTGGCATAAAGGCAGAACCGGCAGGGGGAACAGAGAGCCTGCAGCAGCAGTTGAAAGATGCAGAGGCGCGGCAGCAGGCAGCGGAAAAGCAAGCAGCGACATACAAAGAAATGTACGAGTTTCTTTTAAGTAAGCAGTTAGGAGCGTGAAAGCATGACATATAACGAAATGCCGGAAAGGCAGAACATGCGAAAAGGGTATTTAGATATATGCATAAATGACAGGGGTTTCACAAACAGACCGCCACAAATCAGCAAAAAAATAGTTCCGACATTACGGGCGCAAACACATGGAAATCCACCAAAAGTTATACAAATCATAGAAAGCGAGGAAAACAATGCAGAATATAGCCATAACAAAACCGATTAGGCTAATAGAATTGTTTGCGGGAATTGGATCGCAGGCAATGGCGTTAAGGAATTTGGGCGTAAAATATGAAAACTACATAACTTGCGAATGGTGGGTACAGCCGAATGCAAGTTACAAAGCAATTCATAAGGCAGACGATAGCACAGATTACAGCAATGGAATGACAAAAGAACAGTTGCAGCAGTGGTTGTTTGGTAAAGGCATTTCAAGCGATGGGAAAAAGCCTATGACACTACAGCAGATTCAGCGGAAACCGGAAAAATGGATAAGGGATACATACAACAACATTAAGGCGACGCATAATTTGGTAAACATACAGCAGGCAACCGGAAAAGAATTAGATATCGTTGATACGGAAAAATACGAATACATTTTGACTTACTCTTTTCCATGCCAAGATTTGAGCATTGCGGGAAAGATGGAAGGCATGGACGAGGGCAGCAATACACAATCAAGTATGTTATGGGAGGTAAAAAGACTATTGGAAGAGTGCGGAGAATTGCCACAAATATTGTTGATGGAGAATGTACCGCAGGTAATGCGAAAGAAAAACATAGCAAATTTTGAGAAATGGAGGCAGTTCTTAGAAAGCAGGGGTTACAAAAATTATGCACAGCTCCTAAACGCCAAAGATTACGGCGTAGCGCAAAATGGAAACCGGGCTTTTATGGTTTCGGTATTGGGAGATTATAATTATACGTTTCCAGATCCCATACCGCTAAAAAAATGCATGGAAGATTATTTGGAGGACGAAGTGGCGGAAAGTTATTATGTGAACACGGAAAAAGCAGCAAGCCTAATAGCTGATATGATTGAAAGCGAAATGGCACAGACCGAAGCGACAAAGGCTTAGCAAGATGTTCGGACACAACAAGTAACAAATAAAAGAGGATGAAAATGACAGCAGGAATCAAGCAGATAGGCAATGTAATGGCTGATATGTCAGCGTGGAACAACCCGAGCGTGGGCAGGGTGTACGACAAAAGGGGAATATGCCCAACAATAACCACTTGCGGGGGGGCGGTAAGCAGCCACATATTGTAGTAGAGGAAAAAGAGAATGACGGACAAAATAATAAAATTGGGAAATATCAAAGCAGGAACACCTAAAATGCCAGATTGCAGCAGCAGAGTTTACAGCCCCGGGGGATTTGTCCAACAATCCTAGCTAAGGATTACAAAGAGCCAAAACTAATACTGGAGGTAACACATGATCGAGGCGGTAATGATAAGACAGGCAACAAAAGCGGGAATTATTAAATGGCGAGTGGGGGGGGTGGCGGATCTTTCTTTCCCGGCATCAAAGACGCGCCGGGGCAGGGTACAAGAAAATGGCAATGTATGCCCCACGCTTATGGCAAACAAACAAGATTTATTCAAATTGGAGGCGGATAAAATGAAAAAATTCAGAATCAGAAAACTCACGCCGCGCGAATATTGGCGGCTAATGGGTTTTAGTGACAAAGATTTTGAGGCGGCGGCAGAGGTAAACAGCAATACGCAGCTATATGCACAGGCGGGCAATTCGATAGTGGTAGGCGTGTTAGAGGCAATTTTTAAAAACATGCTGCCAGAAGAAAGTAGGGCAGCGGATTATGAGTAAAACAAAAAGCATTGTAACAGAGCATGAAAGAATGTGTTTCTTTTGTGGCAGACCGGCAGAGTGCGAACACCATTTGTTGTTTGGAAACGGTACAAGGAAGCTAGCAGAGCAGGACGGCTTGAAAGTACCCGCCTGCAATAACTGTCATAACATGGGAAATCTAGCGGAGCGCATACATGATAACCCTATGGCTGAAAAGTTGTCAAAGATTTTAGGGCAGGCAGTATATGAGGCGAAGATCGGCAGCAGGGAGGAATTCCGGGCGCGCTATGGCAGGTCTTATTTATAGGAGGCAGATATGGCACTAACGGAATTAGCGGAAGCAATCAGGGAACAGATTATAAAACAGCGGGAAAAGGAAAAAGAGTTACTGGAAAGCATTGCGGCATTATCAGACTATGAAACGGCGGTGGCAGCAGCCGACATTTACGCAGCAGAAAAACACGCATATTCATTTGACGGATATTTACATCAATTATCAAAACTACAAAAAGTCTTAGCCGGGGGAGTACCGGCGGATGCGGCGCTAGAGGCAATAGACACCTGCCTAGATGAAGATTCAATTATATCAGCGTACCGTTTTTCACAGGCGGGAAGCGAATAAACAAATTATTTTAAGGAGGAACAGCAAATGCAGACAATTTCAATCATCAGCTTAAAAGGCGGCGTGGCAAAGACAACAACAGCGGTAAATATGGCGTACACATTGGCAGCAGTACATAAAAAGAGAGTGCTTGTCATTGACAACGATAAGCAGGGAAACGCTTCCAAAGCGTTCAAGCGGTACGATCCAGACGATGGGAACACTGTAGCGCGCATTATGCTGGAAAGAAATTTAGACGTTTCCGAGATTATTAAAAAAACTGACTACGAGGGCATCGACATTATTACCGCAAACATGGACTTGTTAGAGGCGAACCTACGAACCGTAGTAGATACTGGCAGGCAGCAGCAGACGAGATTTAAAAAGGCACTCGCAGCAGTGGAAGATTACGATTATTGCATCATTGACAATGCGCCAGACATCAATATGAGCATTATAAACGCACTTGTAATGTCAGATGATGTAATCGTGCCGGTATTCATGGATCAATACTCATTTGATGGTCTGGAAATCCTTTTAGACCAGATAGCGCAGGTACAGGAAGATTTCAACGAAAAACTTTTCTTTTCCGGCTGTCTCATCACGCAGTACCAAAATAACGATGTGAACAACCAAGGCATAGAAGAGTTGTCAAGGCGCAAGATACCGTTATTTGAACAGTGGATACGCAGGACGGAAAAGAAAGTAAGCGAAAGCACGTTCGCAAAAATGCCGCTTGTGGAATATTCGGTAAGATGTGGGGCGGCGCAGGATTATAAAAAATTTGTCTTAGAGTATCTGGGAGGCGCGGATCATGCAGGCAATGAAGTTTAAGGCAAAATACCCATATAAGATAGGCGAACGGGTGCAATTTGAAAAAACGGGTAACGCATATTACAAAGGCGAAACTAAGGTTATGGAAATTACGGATATTATCACACAGGTTAGCGAAAAGACTAGACATACAAAGATTATTTTAGAATTGGACGGCTGGTATAAATTAGACACTGATTCACACGTTGTAGACATGCCGCGCGCCTAGTAAATACTGGACGAGTACCCAAGTAGGGTACAACAGGGAAGGAGGCACACATGGCTTTTGATATGAGGAATTTTCTGAATGCAGAAAGCAAAAAAGAGATAAAGAGTGATTGGAAACCAGTCAGGGTAAGCGTAAACAAGTTAAGACCGGCATCAGATAAAGCGAATTTTTACCATTTGGATGACAAGGAAATAAAAGACCTTGCGGAAAGCATAGAGTTGATCGGTTTGCAGCAGTACCCCGTAATTAGACCGGTAGAGAGTACGGACGAATACGAGGTTATAGCAGGACACAAACGGCGGCTTGCGATCCTCCGGTTACTGGACGAAGGCAAAACTGAATATGAAATGATTCCATGCAGGGTGGAAACGCCGGATGATATAAGAAACGAATTGATTTTGATCTTCACAAATTCAACGCAGCGGGAAAGAACGGATTATGAAAAAATGCGGGAAATTAAGCGGGTGCGGGAACTTTTAACCGAGTATCAGAAAACGCATGAATTGACCGGACGGAAACAGAACATTATTGCCGGGATTTTGGGAACCAATAAAACAAAGGTAGGCACGTTGGACAATATAAGCAACAATTTGATTGAACCATTTAAGAAAGAATTTGCAGTGGGGAAAATCAGCACAAGCGCAGCGAATGAGATCGCCGGTTTGGAGCCGGACGCGCAGCAGGCACTATACGAAACATACAAGGCAACCGGATCATTGATTGCAAAGGACGCGAAAGCCCTTAAAGAAGT